TTTTGTATTCTTTTCTTAGCATTTATCATCTCCAATGAATGTACTTTGGTATAACATATTTCTCCTGTAGATTTATTAATAACTAAGAAGCCTGCCTCATCTACCTTGTTACCTTCTGCATAAGCAGATATCTGAGAGATGTAACCAAAAGGGTCGTCATTAGATAAGTTATTATATTTAAACTTACTGTAACCTCTACCAGATGCACTCTTACAATCTACTAACACACCATCAATAAAACAATCCTGGTGTCCTTTAACTCCTTCTACCTCTACTTGTTTTTGTTGTTGTGTTACTTTGTGTCCAGATATAGAGGCAAGCATAATTAATAACTCCTCTAATATATAACCATAAAGAAACTTTATTCTTGTACTAGGTGCCAAAGGTTCATTGTGTGGCTTTTTAAAATCATACCATAGCTGTCTATCTGGTCTACCTATAGTTGATAATCTTAATCTAGGTTTATCCTGTGGTAACTGTTTTAAAAAATCTTTTACATGAACTTTAACCGAATTAGCAAAGTCATCTATACATTTATCTACTTGTTTTTCAGTTAACTCTTCATTCTTTTTTTCGAATAAACTGTATATATCTTCTACTATAGTATCTATTTTTTTCATAAATAAAATGTGGAGAACTGCCAATCTACACAGCTCTCCACTATCCTTTTAATTAAGAGGCAAAAGGAATTTTTTCGTCTGCCTCAGAAGAGTAACCATCAGGTACAACATCAAAGGCATCATCTGAATCACCTTGATATGGCACTAAATCTACAACCTGTATCTTCTTCAGGTCAGCAGAAACACCAGACCTACCTTTATACTTCCACTCGTATGTGGTGTATAATACGTTTACCTTTGAACCATTACCTACTAATGTATTCATCATGGTTCTCTTCTGAGCATCAAGAACTTCCGGTGCACTATTTAAGTTACCATCTTTTCTTTTAACGTTTCGTTTGATGCTAACAAAGTCTCCTCTGTCATCACCTTTATTCTTTATAGCAAGACCATCTTTCTCTGCGAGAGCCTTGTTGTCTGCATCCAGATTACCTACATCAATACTCCATGTACCATCTGCATCAAATGTTGTGTTTGGGCTTGTTATGCTTGCCCAATAAGCAGTTCCACTAATTACACTCATGTGCACTCCTTTTTTATTATTAAAATTATATTATAGCATAGTTTAACTATCATTGTCAACACTTTTTTTAATTATATCTACATTAAATAATTTCTGGATATTCATTAGATACATCTTAGAAGCATTATGGTCTCCACCAGAGACTTCTCTTTTGTTAGGTGTATTCTTTATAATCTTCTTTAACATATCTGTTTTAAATACCAGTGTTCCATATACTTCATCTTCAATACAAAGATTATGAAACCAGTAATCTGATTCGGTAGATGCGATACCACTAGGCTTACCATAGCTTTCAAATTCAATAGCTATGTTACCAGTCTTTAACCACATACCTCTTTCAGATTTTACTTCTATCTTTTTATCTTGTAGCATGTCAGCAATACTTTTTTCTTTTACTTTACCATACTGTAAATCTATGTCAAACTTTTTTCTGTCTTCTTTCTTTGGTTCTAATGTGTTTCTGCCCATGTTACTCCTACTTTATAATCGTTATCTAAGGGACATCTTAACTTCAATAAGTTTTCAGTTTCTTTTATCGCAATCTTTGTGATGCTACAAAACTCTCCCACATCTTTATTTGCTACTTCAAACTGATACTCATCATGAACAGAAGCCACTAACTTAACATCTAGCTTTTTATTGTAAACTCTGTGAGTAATACGTAATAACCAATGCTTACAAATAATAGCACCTGCTCCTTGTAGAAGAGTATTTAAAGCTGAATGAGAACTTCTAACCTTTAAGTATCTTCCATCTATAGCTTTAATTCTTCCTCTTCTACCGGCATTTTCTACTTGCTCACGCAATCTTTTTAATGAGGGTAAGTTAGACAAGAATCTTTTTATTAATACATTACCTTGCTCCTTTCCGGCTCCTACTATCTTACCTATCTTCTCTGCACCAGCACCATAGAGAAAGGCATATATAAATGTCTTTGCCTGGTCTCTATTTTTTATTCCGGCTAACTCCATATTCTTAGTGTGTATGTCTCCATTCAATATCTCATCTGTATAATTTGTATCATTAAGATAATGTGCAAGACAACGTAACTCTAAACCACTAGCATCAGTACCTACTAATTTATATTTTGTTGGGTCTGATACAGTCCAAAGACTTCTACACTCTTTTCCATATGGTGAATAGACTGCCGGAACTTGTGCCATGTTAGGTGAATTGTGTGCCATGCGACCAGTAATAGTTCTCAGTGTCATTACCTTGCCATGAACTTTATTACTCTCATCACATGCCTCAATCCAAGACTCTACCATTACTGCCCTTTTCTGCAGTAAGAAATACTTTGCAAATCTTTCTGCAATTAATTTTAAATTTGGTTCTTTGATTGTTTTTAAAACAGCTTCATTAATAATAATATTCTTTTTATCTGTATACTGTTTTGGTTTCCAACCTCTCTTCATAAGTCTATCAGCTATCTGCTGACGAGAACCAATATTAAAAGGTATCTCTTTAGTTTTTGTCTTCATCTCTACAATGGTAGGTTCAAACTCTTCTAATGACCATTGCTCTAAATCATAGATATCATCTTTTAATTTTGCTAATAACTCCTGTGCTTTCTGTATATTAAAAGCAAAACCATTCTTCTCCTGTTGGTCAATAATTAATCTGATATCATGCTCTAAATCAATGGACTCTTTAGAAAAACCTTTACTCTCTTTTATCAATTCATTGTAAACAGCGTGTGTTATCTCTACGTCTTGTTTACAATACTTCAACATATTAAAATCATACTTAGAAAAGTTTACATCTTCTCCACCCTTTGGCATGTTTAGTTTCTCACCCCATGCTTTTAGGCTATGTCCTTTCTCTCGTATAGGATTAAACAACTGAGATAAAACTAATGTATCAATGACATCACCTGGTAGTATGTTTGAATTTAATAATCTGTTAAGAACCGGAACATCAAATGATAAACCATTATGCATAATAAATTTATCTACTTGCTTTGCCCAGTTATTAAAACTGTACATAGTGCTAGGGTCAAATACTGTTACAACATTTGTATCTATATTTTTTGCTACAATACAATGTACCTTACTAGGATTAAACCCATCTGTTTCAATATCAAGAACTACTTTCACTTGCACCACACCAATTACATTCTTCTCCTTTACCTACTTCCATCTCACTTTTTTCTTCATCACAGTAATGATACCACATTTCAGGTTCTTTGTCAAACAATTCCATTTGTTTTTCCATAGTAGGAAAATTAAATGTATGATAAACATATACATATGTCTCACAATTAGGACAACTTAAATTAGTTACAATATCGTGTTCGTCACCCTCTTCTCCGTCATGGTCTCCACCCCATATTAATTCTGTTCCACAATGCCAACACTTCATTTTATATTACTCCTTGTGCTTGATTATTAAATTCATCCTCGAAAGGATTATCTATTTGAGACATTCTACCAGACTTTTTATCATAATGCAAGTAACAACTTACTCCTGTTTCTCCTGTATATCTATTCTTGAGAATACGAATTGTTGTTGTGCATGCAATGACCTCATCATCTGCTTGCTGATTTCTCTCCAAAGCAATTACACTATCAGATAGGTGTGCGATACTTGCACTACCTCTCAAGTGTGAAAGAGTAACTTCTTTACCATTCTCGTGTCCTAAGTCTCCTGTTGGTCTCCTAAGATGAGATACTAATAATAAACCAACACCTGTTTCTTCTACTAAAGAACGTAGCTTAGTCATCAATACATCAATAGATTTTCTTTCGTCTCCCTCATCTTGTCCACTCACCAGGATAGATAGGTGGTCTAAGAATATCCATTTACAATCCAAAGACTTTGCCATATATCTAACTCTAGATAATATCTCATCATTACTTATTGAACCAAAGTGGTCAAAGGCAAAGAATCTACCAGAGCCTATGGTATCTTTTTGCCATTTATGTAACTGTTCTTTTGAGAATTGATTACGTATCTCCTTGATATATAATCTTTCATTAGCCTCCACTGACATAATATTAAAAGCAGTATTCTTTGTGCTCTCCTCTAGTGCCAGTATACCTATGTTGTCATTAGAGTTTCTTAGAATGTGATGCATAAGCTCACGCATAATAGAAGACTTACCCATGCCGGCACCGGAAGTAAATGTAACTAACTCTCCTGTTCTCATACCATAAGTCTTTTCATTCATAGCACTCCAAGGATAAGGAATAGTTTCACAATACTCCTCTTCGTATAATGAATCTCCTAACTTTGCTAAGTTTAAAATGCCTGCCGGTGTGTAAGATTCTGCACTCCACCAGTCTTGTACAAACTCTTTCGCCTTACCCATTTTTAAATATTCATTTGGGTCTTTGTGGTCAAGTCTAACTATCTTACATTTGTTAGGCTCAAACAATTGAGCAACCTTTTGAGATGCTTCAATCCCTGGTTTATCTGTATCAAAACATACCACAACATTCTCAAAACTATTTAAATATTCTAAGTGTTGTTTACAATTTTGTACAGCACTTTGCACTCCATTCTTAATTGATACTACTGCCCATTTACTTCCTAACATTTCATACACAGACATAGCATCTATTTCTCCTTCAACGATAGTAATATATTTACCACCGGACTTAAATAAATTCTGTCCAAATAGTAAGGCATCACCCATATCTCCTTGTGACCATATTCTTTTACCATCTACTTGTCTAATCTTTGTAGCAATGTGGCTACCTTCTGCATTGTAATACTCGTAGTAGTGATGCGATATAATAGAACCATTTGTTTTTATCTTTGTTCTATATTTTCTGGCAGTATTCTCTGATATTCTCCTATCACCTATGCTACCATAATCACCTGTACTAGCAACTTTGTTTTGTATATCTACAACCTTTGCTTCCATTTTTGCCTCTCCAACATTATTAAATCTTTTGTTACAAGAAAAACAGAAGGCATGTCCATCAGCGTGAATGTTATATCCTTTACTTGATTCACCACAAGGGCATTGTCCTCTACTTATCCATTTACCTTGCATTACATCATACCCATTGCATTAGTTAAACCTATGACAGTGTATATGACTGTATACCATAATAAAAATTCTAACAATTTATATTCCTTTCTAGTTATTTAAATGTGTAATATATCATCATAATAAATACATATAATACCCATAGTAATAATAATAATATAAATAAATTAATAGTATATTTTATAATATAATTATTAATAATATTATATATATATTTATATATTATAATAAACTTTTTCATAATGTCAAGAAAAATCTTTTAAGGTAGCTTTATATAATTCTTCTGCTGAATCAATATCTAGACCTATACTATTTTTACAATCCTGTTTCGCATATATTCTAGCTTCTTCATTAGAACAACCTTCTCTTTTGTACTCCTTAAATAATTTTCTGTACATTCTTTTTTCATCTTTATCCCAGAGATTTTCCATATCTTTTCTCCTAGTAATTATATAATAAAAAAAATAAACTTGTAATTAATAATAGTGGAAATATATTATTTGTCCACAAGTATTTTATTTTTTTTGGTTTTTGAAACCACCTTCCGGTAGCTTGTAATCTTCTTTCTCTATCACTTTTCATCTTTTAAATGCT